CCCTTGGTTTGCGCGGCCTCCTAGTTCCCGAACAGGCGAGCTAGGAAGGCATACGATTCAACGTAGCGCGACACATGATCGGACCGTGAATGACAGTCGCGACCGGAAGAGAAGCCGGAAGGCATCCTCTTCTGTTTGCGTACATACCGAGTTTTAAACGGTCTCGGCGTGTAGAACCCGCAAACTTCCCCCTCACCTTTGCTTTTAAACTTTCTGAGCGCTTTAGCGAACTTTCGTTCAGCGTCAGGTTTTCCGGCAAAGTCCAACCAAGCAGGTGCTTGGACGGGTGTGAGATACCCACCACAACAAAGCATCGTCTGAAAGAAAGGCTCTTTATATCGAACCCTTTTCGATTTAACTTTGTAGTATGAGTACTTCCGAGGGACCTCAGTAGTGCGGAAACCAGCATCATTTCCTTCCCACTCAGGTACGAAACAGACCTCGTGATCTAAGTACGAAAACAATAGCTCTAGAGATCGCGGCAGCAGCAGGTTATGCTGTGCGCACCACTCAAAGAGTTTGTTGATCGCTACGTAGATCTCCGGATCGCTGTCAAGTGACTTTACATACACGGGTGTAACATCATACCCGTAGTAGTAGTCGCCACCGCATGATTCACGGAAGGGTCCTTCAAGGTATGACTTATCGCGGTTAACGATGAAGCCACACGATACCAGGATGGTTATCAGGGACTCAGCTTCGCAGCTCGGAACGATGATATCGTCTCCGAATACAGCGCGCTTTGTCCAATCAATCCACCTGTGCATCGTCCCTTGCTTTACACCGTTGGCGTAAACTAATGCTGCGAATATTAACGTCATCATAGGGAATGTAAAGCCGTTCCCCATGGTAGACATCATATGCAGCACCTCTACATCCCCATTAGGAAGTACCGTTTGCGGCGATCTGAAATGCATCATCGCACGGTACACCCCGTCGGGTAGCAGACGTTTAACCAATTTGATACTGAACATATCAGATGCACTCTTCAGGTCTATAGTAACAAGACCGTCAGTGATGCTACCTTGCATGGCTAGCAGCTTGTTTTTCGGCTGCTGGTCACGAATGTCCAGCCCAATGCGTCTCAAAACATCAGAGATGTACTCACCCAGCGCAAGCTGGAGGGCCATATTCCCGGACGGTTCGATAGCAATGGTTCTTTCGGTGGTTTCGTTTTTCGGAACCGTTGTCAGGTGTGAGCCAGCAACTACGTGGATACCCTCCTCTGAACTGAGCAGATCATGCGCAGCTAGATAGGGGTTATTATCACGTAGCCATAGAAC